TTTGATGCCATGTTTATTTGTTATAAGTGGTTGATGAAGTTCGTCCGAACTGTTGATAAGACCGATTTTTTACTCGTAGCCGTTTTGGTCGGTCTTCGTCCCGAGTTGAGAAGTCACTTCTGATTTTTCCGCCCGATTGCCGTCCGCTAGACTCGTTACCTTCCCATTTAATAAGTTCGTCACGGATATCTACTCTGTTTGCCCCGAGTACAGCAAATCCCATCTGTCGTGCAGCGTGAAGAATCAGGTAGTAGTGGTGCGTTAGTCGGATACCAACGTCATTAGTGTCGTCTGTTACGTCCATGTGTTTTGCAGCTCGGGTGTAGTAGACAGTTACTGTGTAATCTTTCTCAGGGTGTGGAAAAACTTCCAAACTATTAGCGTCGATATCATACGCTGTAGGAGTCCCTGTACCGTAGAATTTAAGTAACGTGATGTCTTTATGGTCTCGGCGGTCTATGGCCTTTAGAGGGCGTTCTGAGCCGTCTGAGAGGGTGATTGTGACCCTATCCATCTGTAGAAATGCCTTGTCTAGCTCTATCTTTGGGTTAGACACTGAAACTGTAGATGTTGCTACTGGATAGTCACCATGCCCTGTGCCGTCAAACTTCTGTACACCATCTGCACTCATAGCAATAGCTGAGTAATCGTTGAGCGCATACTTAAACATCCTTGTACCGTTGGTAGTACTAAGGTTATCTTGTCCTGTTATAAACTTTAAATGTTCAAACAATTCTGCTGGTGTATTTTTTGTGGCTGACATAGTAAGTCTTATGGACTAAGTTCAAAGTAGAGGAACTAGGAAGCTCTACCCTGAACCCAATCCATAAGGATTAGGTGTAAATTGTGTGGCTTATACAGCTACAACAACTTTACAAATCTTTGGTGCGTTCTTTGTCCAGACTGTTGAGTCGTAGATTTGTGTAGAACGTAGCTCTTTACCTGTGAATCCAGGAACTTGGTCGATTTCATCTACCATGAATCCCTTTGATGGAAGTGCTAGGTGAGTTGAGTTTCGTAGTCCTGCAAGTAGGTTCTTCTGTTCGTCTCCTACTACTAGAGTAGAATCTGCTGATACAACTCCTAGGGAACCATAACCTGTTACAGTGATAGTTGTCGCTGTTGAAGTTGCTTTTACTCCTGCATTCTTTAGGATTGCTCGGTTAGCTGCTGAAAGTGCGATGTAAGCTGAACCTGCTCCCGCTCCACCGTTTACTGCTGCTGCTAAGTTTTGCAATGTCTCTTCGTCGTCTGCTCCAAGGTCAACATCTCCTGCTACACTTGGTGAAGCTTTTACTGTGAAAGTTACTCCCTTCACTGTGTAAACATCTGTTGCGATAACTGAAGTACCTGTAGTTAGTTGTTCGTGTTCGATTTCTGGTGTTACAACATAGTCAAAGTCGAAAGTTGGAATAATCTCAAATCCTTTCATAAGCTGTCGGTCTGCTACGTTGAATCCTGCTGACATTCCAAACAGTTTGAAGAATCGTGCTGTTGATGGGTCGATCATAAAGTATGGTCGTCCTTGTGAAGATGCTACTCCAGCGTCTTGCATAAGTGCGTACACTTTAGTTGAGATTTCATCTGGGTTTGTAGCTGATACAGTAATCGGTGTTCCTGCTGCTGTACTTCCTGCTAGTACTTCGTTGTCCAGGATAAGTCCTGCGCCGTCTACAGTGTTACTGTAAGTACTTCGGTGAACTGCTACTCCAAGCGCTCGTGTGTGTCGGTCTACTCGGTCTGCTACGATGTCCCATGCGTCACCTGCGTGAACTAGGTCTTTCGTCTGGATACGTTCTCCGTATACTGCTTGATTGTTGATTGACAATGTGTCGTTTGACATTGCAAAGTCATTTACAGCGTAAGTACCATCTGTTGTACTGTCTGCTGCAAAGTCGTTACCGTATCGACTTGACATTGTTTCTAGGTTTTCTGTATCCACATCTGACACTGATGCCATAGGGATTGCTGTTCGGTTCTCGTCTTGTACGCCGTCCATGAAGGCTTGCTTCTGAACGTCTGTTGCGAAAATATTACTCATCTTAGGTTAATTTTTAGTTTTAACCCTAGTTCTTCTTGTTATTTCTTCTTTGCGAGGTATGCCCTAGCTGCTGACCGCCGTTCTGCTGTAGGTAATCGCTCACCTTTTTCCAACATCTGTGCGTCATGTGCTAGATCATCTCTCATTCCTCCTCCTGTTCGTGTAGACGGGGCTGGAGTACTGTTAGCTGTTCTCAGTTCTTTCAGTTCTGCCTTTACTGCCGATGTCTGTAGTGCTTCGTCTACGGTAATTTTCTTGAACTTAGCGTATTCCAGTACTACATCCTGCTCCTTTACGTCTTTGATACCTTCTGTCTTAAGATTAAGACGGTCGTATCGTTCTTCTCGGTCTACTTCTTGCGGCTTAGTAGCTTCTTTACTACTTTCGTCACCATCTTCTTCGCCTTTAAGACCTTTGATTCGGTCTTTCCAACGCTTGTCTTGCTCTTTAACTCGTTCGTCAAGTTCTGCCTGGGTGTAAGTTTTACTCTCCGCTGCATCACTCTCTGTCGTGCTGTTTGTTTCATTAGTTTGTTCGTTAGTCTCTACATCATTTAATGTTTTGTCATCTCCGTCCATAAATCTTTTTGAGTTTAGTCTCTTTATAATCTTGTTATAGACTTTAGTGTCATACTCCACATATTATACCACGTATTAAACGGGTGCAGAGTTGCGGGGCTTCCCCGTAGTTTTGTGTCCGAGCAGCTTCATTTCATCTATAGCAGCTTGGTTCTCTGTTCGCTTAATGTAAAACAGTTTCATTGCCTTGCCGTACTGCTCATCATCCAGGGCTAGAATGTTCTTTTCTGATGCATTGTGCAGTGCAGAATACTCTGGCACAAACATCTCTTGCAGGTAGGCTAGGATGTTAGGGTTGTTAGCTATTTGTATTGCGGCTGCCTTTCGTTTGTCTTTGTCCATAGTTCTTAATTGTTTACGCTGGTAGTACCTTTGCTTGCGTCTCTTGGGCTTCTATCTGCTTGGTTTGCAGGTCTCCTGATACCTGTCCTTGTTGTGGCTGCTCTGTCTTGTCCGTGTAGAGTGATAGTTGCTCTTTAGTTACACCAATCATGTCCATGACGTTGTTGATGATAGCCTGTCCTTCTGTTGATTGTGGGTCTACTATGTTCAATAGGTTTGTGTATGACTCGAATAGTACAGCCTTACTTCTATCTTCGTCTGTTGTGTGGATGATTACCTTTCCAAGCACTTCTTTCTTAATAAACTCCTGGATAGCTGTGATAGCTCGCTTGGAACCTTCTCGTTTCATCTTGCCTTGCATCTGGTCTCGCATTAGCTGCACTGTCTCAGGGTCGATTACCTCACCTGATAGGGTAGCTCGTACAACTGCGTCTGTAATCTGGTCTTCTACTAACACTTCGTCGATTAGTTGTAGTTCTTGTGGAGCGAATGACTCGTAGATTTCATCTAACTTAGCTGCTGCTTCAAGTGCCATTGGTAGTTCCCAGTCTTCTACAATCTCAGTAACCATACGTCCCATAGCTTCTCGGTACTGTAGGAATTGTGAGTTAGCGTTCTCATCTTCGATAAACTGCCCTCGGAATGTAGCACCTGACTTAGCTGGTGCTCCCATCTTAGTATCAAATGAGCTAGTGATACGGTCTCCAGACGCTTGGATAGACTCAACCTCTGCTTGGTATATAGGTACAGACGTTGGTAGTACAGACGCTTGCTGGAACATCTTGCCGTCACCCACTTTCATAATAGTACCGTGGTCAATACCCTCGTCGTAGATTGTATCTGCTACATTAGGATCGTCTGTTACGAATAGAACCTTTCCACCAATAGCTACTGCTCGTGCTGTCTCAGTCTTGTAGAAGTTATGCCATCGCTGGTGTTCCTTTAGTTCCTCAGGAATACCCTCACCCATTCCTCGACCTGCCATCTCGTTACGAGCTTCGTACTTGTACGGTGATTCTTTTTCTAGGTTGGCTTGCATTACTACCCCTTGCATCTCGTCTCGGTCATTCTTTGCCTGTGGTGCTACGATAACCTGACACTGTACATACTTATGGTCGTCTTCTTGGACGTACGAAAAGTCAGTCCCGTCAAAGTCAGCCTCTGCCTGGTTGAACATGTTCAATGTAATCTCACCGTGTAGTTCCCATACCTCGATAAGCTCAGAGATTGTCTCTACTTTGTCCTTATCCTTCATATCTACCTCCTTAAAGGTAACAGCTGCCGTCTCAATAACGAGTGCTGTATCTTTCCAGCCAGTCTTGGTTAGCTCTGATGGTGTGTAGTAGTGACGTTCGATTACAACACCGCCTAAGATAGACTGCATATCAGTAATTACGTTTTCCCATTGTACTACCTTAGTCCCCTCCTTAGTCTTCTTAAACAAAGTACCACCGTACTCAGGTCGAGTAACAGAATACTTGTCGAGCATTGCCCCGAAGTTTGTTTCTCGCATGTGCTTCCGTAGAACCTTAGTTCCAATCATTGCAGCAATACGCGCTTTACGTGAACCGTCTACAGGTTCGATGTCGATGTGCTTCGGGTCGAAGTCAGTAGCTCGTGCTTCTAGTCGAATACGGTACTTAGAGATATTGTCGTATGGATAATCACCAATGATGTCATCAGATGCTGAGTTCTCGTCAATGTACTTGGATAACCGAGCACAGTTAATACTATAAATAAGCTCTGATTGCGAGTATCGCCCATCTCCTGGGATATCTACATGGCCGGTATCGTAGTTCTGCTTTTTAGTGTAGATAAAGTCTAAAACAGTTGTCATATAGGCATAATTATACCACACGTGCAATAGACACAAGGGGATAACTACTTATGTGTATCGTATATTGCTATCTTAGACCACCTTTAGCTTTAGCAACCTGTTTATACTTACGTCGGTTGTAGAAGTCTATCACTGATGTGTCCTGTTGCTTTGCTAAGTGTCGAGCCATAAAGTATCTGATACCGTCTAACGCATGGTCAAAGCCTTTCTCTGGCTTGTTTAGTATTTGCCCTGTCTTGTTCTTGTCCCACAGGTAGTTCATGTACTCACGCCAGATGTTAGATGAACGCTTAGTAACACTAATCTGCTGGTCTTGCATGATTTGTACACCGTGGTTTACACTGTCCTTGCCTTTCTCAGCCCCTACAATAGTTATACCATACGACTTTATCTCGTCGATACTCTTAGGTTCTGCACTGTCGGCTACAGTTAAGATGTCACCTTCCTTTAAAGCTGTTGCTATCTCACTATTGTGCATACCTTTGCGGTAGACAACCTCATCAAAGATATATCCACCGTTGTAGTAGTAGATGTCAGTTACGGCTGTCGGGTCATTGGAGTAACCGAAGTCTAGCCCTCGGCCAATCTTACGTGCCTCATGTGGTATCTCATCTATCTGTTGCCAGCCTGTGTATACCTTGCCCTCTACTTCTCCGAGCTGTCCTAGGCCATATACTTTCCACCATTGCTTACGGTTCTTGCGTGACTCGATAGAGTCTATAATCTCTTGTGATAGAGCTTCGTTATCTAAATAGGTAAGCGTGATGTGGTCAGTGTCTTCTGGTCTGTTGTTTAGTATCTCATCGTAAAACCAAAAAGTGTTAGTTGGGTTCCAGTCAAGGTAGATGTATTCCTTAGTACGCACTTCCAGCTGGTCAAAGGCATCTAGGGTAACGTTGTTAGCCTCGTTGATGAAGCAGCGGTCACGCCGTCCACCTCGTAGCTTGTCACCGTTATCAGATGAAAAGAACTCTATTTGTGAGCCGGTTTCAAATGTATAGATACTATCAGTAGCGTTCCAACTGGCATCTTTCCAGTACTTGTGTGCTAGGAGTATGTTCTTAAAGTCTCGGATGGCGCCACGCTTAAGGTGTGGGATAGACTCAGATATAACAGATGTTAGTTTAGGAGATGTATCAGATTGTGATTCATGTATAAGGTGCAATAAAATACTAATAGTCTTACTAGCAGATGTGCCTCCTTGTACAGCTCTAATCTTTTTATCCAGTGCTGCTATCTTCTGTGTTGCTGTCGTTA